ATCTTAGTGCGTGGCTTGCAAACCTCCAGCTAGCTTCGATGCCGTTTGGACCTTCCATGCTGTCTTCAACAACGAAGGTCGTGCATGATACAGGCAGTCTTGAATGAGGATCGTCGATCCAAGATTGTACCCGTCCAGTGCGGGAGATTAGGTTAGACATGTTAAATAATAATGCTGTTTTCTATAAAATCTTTGAGTGCATTACCTAGTGCAAAGTTCTGCCTTTGTAATGCAAGGAAGACAGTGATTACATCTTCCTTCTTGTCATAATGTTTACGTAAGTTATCTTCAATCACTCTCATCTTGAAGTCCTGTTCCAACGTTAACTTCATAAGTGGATTCGGGCGACCAGAGTTTGGGTTTTTGTGTTCGGGAATCATAGTCCTCATCGGTTAGTATTCTGGCTAGTCTAGCATTCAGTAAAGCATCTTCTTCAGTCAATCCTTTATCTTTAAATGCTTTCACAACTGTTGACCAGCTGTAGCCTTCTTTGTTGAATAGAGTTTCTGCTCTCTTGACACCAATGCCGGGTACACCACTGTAGCCATCAGTTTGATCGCCTGCTAGTGTCTGGATCAGATGCCACTTCGCACCCTCTTCTGGTGTAATTGTGGTAGTGTCTTCTAAATTATATAGCTTGCCGGGTATCTGTTTCATGTCTTTGTCAGGAGAAACAATGATGTTCCCTTCAAACTTGGTGGCAAAAATGCCCATAGCATCATCGGCTTCGAGTTCGGGCATGATGATAACGTCATACTCAATTTTAAGGTTACGTATGACACGTTTGTAACCGCAGGGCTTTTTTCGATTTCGATGCCCTTTGTAATCTGGGGAAATTTTTTTCCTAAAATTTTTAGAGTCGCTAAAAAAGAGCGTAGGCTTGCTAAATGAGCCAAATATATCTTGTATCTGTTGTATTTCACGTTTTACAGCATTATATGCGTCTGAAAAGTTAGATGTCACAAATATAACGTCTTCCCCGTAGTCTATTTCTGTTTCACAGGCTGCACAGCATTTATATACTATGAAGTCTGCATCTATTAGTAAATTCATGGTGGTTTAGTGTACGTCAGCCCAAGTCATGCCTATCTTAGCTTCAGCTGCAATAGGGCATCTCAGGTGGTAATATTCGCCAGCTAGTTTAGCTGACATTTCGAGCCATTTGGCTAGTTGTTCACAGTCACGCCTATAACACTCGTAGTTCAACTCATCGTGAATAAACGACAACTGATGTCCGTCAGGTGGTAGGCACTCATTTATGGTGACCATCCATCTCTTGGCGATTGTCGCTGCGCTTCCCTGTAGGAGGTAATTGAGAAACTTATGCCCTTTGTCAATGCTGATACGCCTACCGTCGATGGCGTTTGCATAACCTCTCTCACTACGTATCTTACAAGCTTGTAACAGCTCTGCAAGACCCGGAATGGCAGCAACATAAGCTTTACGTATATCCGCTCCTTTTTGTGCAGCGGCTTCTTCGGATAGTAACTTATCAAAGCTTCTACCTAATTTGATGTTCCCTGCCCCGTAAAGGAAGGCGTAGGTAACAGTCTTAACTTGTCGACGGGTAATTCCAATTCGCTCTGCATTGGTTTGGTGAATATCTCCTGTGGTAAGGATTCGAGCATATCGTCCCTGATCGTATCTGGCGAGATAGTGGGCGAGCATCCTGAGCTCAATGCCACTAAGATCGGCAGAGACCAGAACTTTAGTAGGTGTAGCTTGAAATAGCTTTCTAAATCTTTCGTCACTTGGTACTTGGGCTAAATTTGGTTTTCTGTGTGCACATCGAATGGTGGTGGATTCGGTTACACGTCGTAGATAGCTTCTGCCATGCGTTCACGCCTTCCGAGATCATCCCCAATTTCTTGGTAATATCGAGACATCGAAGAAACAACTGGGCTGTCTCCGACCCAATATCTTTTAATACAGTTTCGTCCACGACTGGTTTCCCTGTCGCTGTTAACTGTGTCGGTTTCCAGTCTTCGTGTGTCTTCAGTATCCATGCTATGTGGTCTCTTGAGGTGGGGTTAAGTTGTTTAAGTTTTGTAAATGGGCATCCTTGTACGTACCCTTGTGTCCGGTTATTTCGCTTAGGTGTAAACACTGCTCCAGCAACGAACCCGAATTTTCTGCGTAATATTTCTGTAGCTTCTTCCAGTT